GGGTTCCAGCGGCGATTCCAGCACGGCGGGTTCCAGCGGCGATTCCAGCACGGCGGCAGCCACTGGGGCTTATTGCAGCGCAAAAGCAGACGGAAAAGATAGCATTGCCGTTGTAAACGGTGCTTGCGGTAAGGCGCGCGGCGCACTGGGCTGCTATCTGGTGCTGACCGAGTACGATGATGACGGCCACATGATCTGTGCCAAAATGGCCCGCGTGGACGGTTCTGCCATCAGAGAAAACGTTTACTATACCCTCAAAAATGGCGAGTTTGTGGAGTGGAAGCCGTGAAGAAGCACTACAACAAGCGCTGGCTTGAACAGCGCTGGGATGCAAGGCAGCCGGAACGGTTGGAGCACATCCGGCTGAAGCGGCAGCTGAGAGGAAAAAAGGAGGAGTGTGGCAGTGAAGAAGAGCATGGGAATTGCAGAGTGCTGCCAGATCATGCGGGACAATAACATTTCGGTGAGCGAGCCGATCTTTACCGGTATGATTCAGGCCGGCAGCTTCCCGGCATGGGCGGTGCCGTCTATTGACACAAAGAGCGCCGCCCCGCTGATCTCTCGTGCCGGATTTATGGCATGGGTGAAAGACTTTTACAAGCTCGAAAAGGTTTACACAAAGGAGGACCCGAAAGAATGAAACTCAAATCCACTACTTACTATTGGCTGGCTGTCATTTTTGGCGGCATTGGAATGGGCGCAGCTATGGGCGCAGAGGGCACCGCGCAGACCACCGGATACATCTCCAGCACACTGTTTGCGGTGTCGCTGGTGCTGATTTTGGCCGCTGTTCTGCTGGCTCGTCTGGGCTTTGCCGCAGAGGACAGGGAGAGAGCCGCAAAACGGCGCAAGTACGGCAAGATCAACCGCACCCACGCCCGCAACCCGGAGTATCCGGAGAATCAGGAGCGTGGGGCATGATGACGGCCAAAGAGTATGTTGAGGTCAAAGTCAAATCCTACACGCGGCTTGCCGAACGCTGCAAGCGAGGAGCCGAAGCCTCGGATGACATTGTTGTCCGGGCCGGATACTCCGCACGGGCAAACGGCTGGGAGATGTGCGCCGAAGAAATGGACAACGTGCGGGAGATGTTGCAAGAGGAGTCCGGGGAGATCACGTATGCCTGACACTGTCTACCATGTCATGTGGTACACCGTGTACGATGCCAAGACCGGAGACCTGATTGCCAGCGGTACGTCTGAGATGTGTGCCAGACGGCTGGGTTACAAAAGTGCAAACAGCTTTGCGTCTGCGAGCAGCCACAGCCGCAACGGCAGGCGTCGGGCTCGCAAGGACATTTTCGAGAAAGAGCGTATCCGACGTGATGAGGTGGACAGTCTGCCGCCGATACGCCGCAAAAAAGAAGAGCCTGCCCGTGCGCCAACACGGACAAGCCCAAAGGGTGATGAGTTTCGCCGCCCATCACCACAAAAATAGCACTGTTTACAACAAAGTTCAAGGAGGTTTTTTGTGAAAACGATTTTTTATATTGCTTCGTTGCTGAACCTCGGATACATCTTCCTTGGTTGGCGACGGAACAGGAGGCGATAAGGATGTGTGCGGTCGAAATTTGCGGAGCCGACGGGCGGTTTATCAACGAAATTCCCGTCAGGAGCGTGTTGGAGGGCCAGAAATATGCAGATCAGCTTGCGGCTGAAACGCCCAGTCGGATCTATAACGTGATTGACGAGAAACGTCGCAAGGTGTATTCGAGGTGAATTTTTATGCAGTGTGATGAAAAAAAACAGATTTGCCTGAACTACGCGGCCAATGTACCGGAATGGCAGCTGGACATGGCGCTGCAGGCAGTTGCGGACATCGGGGCCGCCTGCAGCGATCTTGGCAAAGTCCAGAAAGCTGTCGCTGGGGACATGGCATGGATGAGGGCCCACCCGGGAGAAGACTATCTCGGCACGATTCCCATCGACCGCGTGAAGGCTTGCACCGACGCCGCCGGAGCTCTGGGCGCTGCGCTGTACGCGCTGGAGGTTATTTTGGCACAGTCAGACCAATTCGGATTTGCAAAAGGGATGGCATTCACGGCAGAAGCTGCTTACAGCGCATCTCATGCGGCGCTGAAAAACCGCTGCCGCATGCATGGGTGGTCGGAGGTGACACATCATCATGGAGAATCTTGAAATCTATAACCGGTGCCGCGAGGTTCCCGAAGAGGCCCAGAAAGCCATCGTTGCGGGTCGCCTGAAGGGGAAAACCGATATTAACCCCATGTGGCGCATCAAGAAGCTGACAGAGCTGTTTGGCCCGGCAGGTACCGGTTGGAAGTTCGATCCGCCTGTTTTTGAGGAAAAGCAAGGCGCAAAGGGTGAGATCGTGGTGCACTGCTTCACTTGCCTGTACGTCCGGCAGGACGATGGACAGGCATGGAGCGCCCCCATTCCCGGCGTTGGTGGCTCTACCCTTGTAACGATGGAGCGTGATGGACTTCGTACGGACGATGACGCTTACAAAAAGGCCTACACGGACGCTCAGAGCGTGGCCTGCAAGGCTTTGGGCATCGGTGCAGATGTGTACTGGAACGCCGATAAAACCAAATATGATCCGCTTCCCGCTGCTCCTGCACCAGTTTGTTCCTGCTGTGGGAAGAAGATCACCGGCTTTACATATCAGGGCAGCAAAGTTAGTGCAGAGCAGGCAAGCGAGCGCAGCCAAAAGAAATACGGGCGTATTCTTTGCATGGAATGCGCCAAAAAGCAGCCCAAAGAAGAGAAAGGATTAGAGCATGCTTAACGTTGTAGCGATCATGGGCCGGTTGGTTGCCGACCCGGAGCTCAAAACCACCCAGCAGGGCACCAGTGTGTGCAGCTTCCGCATTGCCTGTGACCGCAACTTTGCCCGGCAGGGCGAGCAGCGGCAGGCGGACTTTATCGATATCGTGGCATGGCGTGCACAGGCCGAGTTTGTGTGCAAGTATTTCCAGAAGGGCAGCCTGATTGCCATTGAAGGCAGTCTTCAGACCCGCCAGTATCAGGATAAGAACGACAACAACCGCACCGCCGTGGAGGTCGTGACCAGCAATGTGAGCTTTGCAGGCTCCAAGGCGGCAGACAAGCCTGCCACAGCGTCCTACGAGCAGCAGACGGCAAATCATGTGCGGGAAGCAAACGCCGCGCACAGCGCCACGCAGGCGGCTCCCGCGTATGATCAGGGAAAGATGGACGACTTTGCCACGATCCCGGACGATGGAGATTTTCCCTTCTGATTTCGCAAGCTGTGCTATCTGGCTATACGGGCGTGCAAAGGAGGTGAAAGCATACGGCTACCGGAAAAAGATACTACTGGTTGAAACTCAAAGACAGCTTTATGCGGTCTGATGCGGTGGATTTTCTCATGGGGCAGAAGAACGGCGCAAACTATGTGGTGCTGTACCAGATGCTCTGCCTTATGACTATCAACACCAACGGCAGGCTTTCGCGGCAGATCGGCGAAGTGATCATCCCCTATGACGTGGACAAGATTCAGCGCGATACTAAGTGGTTTTCTACCGATACGGTACGCGTTGCACTGGGACTTTACGCGAAACTTGGGCTGATTTATCAGGAAAAAGACGGCACGCTGGTGCTTGCAAACCACTCTGAAATGGTCGGAAGCGAGACCGATTATGCAGCACAAAAAAAGTTGCAAAGAACGAACCAGCGTCAAATTGAAGCAGAACACTGTGGACAATGTCCACAGGATGTCCACGCAGATGTCCGCAAAAATGTCCATACAGATATTAGATATAAGATATTAGATATAGATAAGTCGTCGTCATCTAAAGATGACTCCTCCTATACAGGGACGAAGACGACGAAATATCTGGTGGATTTTTTTCGGGATAACGTCGGCAAGCTGAGCAAGACCGGAGAAAAAGAACTGACCGGATACATAGAGCGCATGGATGCAGATCTTGTGTATGCGGTCATAGACAAGTGCGCAGATCTGGGCGGCAGCAGCTGGGCGTATGTTCGCAAGGCACTGGGAGAAGCGGAAAGACTGGGCTGCAAGACCGCTGCGGAGTATAACCAGCTCTGCCCAATCGGCGGAAGCCGGGCAAAAGGCAACCGCGTAGACAGGGCACAGCCGTCCGGGAATGGCGTTTTAAGCCCGGAGCTCATGGCACACAGCCGGGAACGCCTGCGAAAACAAAGAAAGGGAGATTGAAAAATGAGCGAATTTAGCGAATTTATCGACCGCGAAAAAGCCATCGCAAAAATCAAAGCGGCATATTGCTGTGGCTGCGAAAATTACAACGGCGTAAGATGCCGCGCGTGTCAGATCATGGACGCGATAGATGTGCTGGAAGATGAACCGGCAGTCGTCCCGGACGTCCTGCGGCCTGTGGCGCACTGGAACATGGACGAAGATGCCGTTGGTGATCCTATCGTTTGGACTTGCTCCAACTGCAAAGACAGCATCATCATGTATGACGGGACTCCAATGGAAAATGGCTATAAATATTGCCCGCAGTGCGGTGCAAAGATGGAGGATGCTCAGACCGATGGTAAAACTTGAACCCTGCTTTCACTGCCCCGACCGGCACCCGATCTGTCACGACAGCTGCCCGAAGTACGCCGAGTACAAGCGTCAGCTCAAAGCGGAGCGCATCTACACCAACGGGAACCACGCGGCGGAGCGGATCAGCCGCAACGATTTCGACAAAGAAGGATGGATGGGAGGAAGAAAACGATGAAAGTGCTGATTGCCTGTGAGGAATCGCAGGAAGTGTGCAAAGCATTCCGGGCGAAAGGTCACGAAGCCTACTCGTGCGACCTGATCGAGCCGTCCGGCGGGCATCCTGAGTGGCACATTCTCGGTGACTGCTTAAAGGCCATCGAGGGGGGCAGGTCGTGACCATGGACGGAACCGTGCATGACGTGCCCCGCTGGGACATGATTATCGCATTTGTCCCCTGCACAAAGACGAGCAACGCGGGAGCAAGACACCTGTACAAGGGAGGAAAGCTCAATCTTTCCCGGTATTATGAGGGATTGTGCGGCAAGGCGCTTTTTCTTGCCGTGTGGGCAGCAGATTGCGAAAAAGTTGTGATTGAGAATCCTACCCCCAGCAAGATTTTTGATTATCCAAAGCCTACGCAGGCAATACAGCCCTACGAGTACGGACATCCATACAGCAAGAAAACGTTACTGTGGGAGCGCGGTGTACCGCCGCTGCACCCGACAAACATTGTAGAACCTACCGCGACATGGTGCCCGTCCGGCTCTTACTCGCATAAGCACGGTGAGCAACACAAGGGCATGTTTACCACTGACCGTGCAAAGAACCGTGCAAAAACTTTTCCGGGCGTTGCAAAGGCTATGTCCGAACAATGGGGGTAAGCAGATGAAACCGAAAACGAAATCCGAGCTGATGGCCGAATGGGCCAGCCAGCCCGACCAGCTCAAGAAAGAGCGGGAAGCCAAGGCCATCCGCAAGGCGATGGACGATGCCCGCGCCGTGATGCGGGACGGTCTGACCCGGTACGTCAAGAAAAAGACCAAAGCCCGCAGCATGGCAAAGGCTGAAGCTGACCCCTTTGCTGAGTTGGAAGGCTGGGAAAGCATGGAGCAGATCCAGGATGCCTACGGCTATGGCGAGATCACCGCCGACAGGCGGGACAAACTCACCGACCTGTGGGAAGCCCGGGAAGCTGCCAGAAACAGCCGCAAGGGCGCGGACAAGTATCACGACCTTGTGACGGAGATGCTGGAAACGGCCATCCGCCGGGTGGGCAATGAGTACGCAGATATGCTGTTTGAGTATGACCAGCAGCGCAGGGAAGCTGAAAAGCAGTGCGAGCAGCTGGCAATGGAAGGGATGATGAAAAAATGAAAGCTATCTTGCTGAGCATCCGGCCTGAATGGTGCGACCTCATCATTCGTGGGCAAAAAACCATTGAGGTGCGCAAGACCCGTCCGAAACTGGAAACGCCGTTTAAGGTGTACATCTACTGCACCGGTCACGATGGCTGGGTTATGAAGTCGCCCAAGGCTGGCGTGCAGAAAATGGACAGCAGAGTGATCGGCGAGTTCACCTGCGACAAAATCGACAAGCTCGTCCACGTCGGAACGATGATGGACATAAGCATTTTGACATCGGACGGGTGGTATAAACCGGCAGATGCACTGCTTCAAGCCGCCTGCCTGACCGAAGAAACCGTTAAAAAATATCTGCAAGGTCGTAATGGCTACGGCTGGCACATCTCTGACCTGAAGATTTATGACAAGCCCAGAGACCTTGATGAATTTTCAAGATTTGGTTTTTGGAGAATGGGCAGACCAAATTGTGTTTGCGGAAATCGGCGTTGTGAAAACTATGAACCGTCTTATCACTACATGATTCCACCGACTTGCAAAATCGACGGATGCACCATTTGCCGTCCGCCTCAAAGCTGGTGTTACGTGGAGGACGGTGAATGAAGCTGACCATCTACGGCAACCCTGTCACCAAAAAAAACAGCCAGCGCATCCTGTACAAGTTCACAAAGTTCGGCAGAAAGACCCCATTCATAGCCCCTAGCAAGGCTTACGTGGATTATGAGACGGACTGTCTGCGGCAAATCAAAAGGCCGCACAGCCCCATCTCTGCCCGCGTGAACGTGAGGTGCGTGTACTACATGAAAACCGCCCGCCGGGTCGATCTGGCAAACCTCATCGAGGCGACCACGGACATTCTGGTAAAAGCCCACGTACTGGAGGATGACAACAGCAAGATTGTCGCCGCCCACGATGGCAGCAGGGTGGATTACGACAAACAAAACCCCAGAGTGGAGATCTGGATTGAAGAAATGGAGGAGTAATATGGGATTTGCAACGCTTGGCTTTTTAAGCTTTTGTTTTGTACTGTTTGCCGGATACTTGCTTATTCTTCGGCTTGCAATGGAAGAACCTGAAATTGTGATTCCGGCTGTAATCGTAGCACTTTCTATTTTTATTTTTTATACCACGGGAGGGAATGCAGCATGATCCGCACATGGACACCTGACACCGACACGCCAAATCCCAGCACTGGCGTGGACTACCACACCGTCAAGTCGTGGTTTAAGCAGCTTCGGACTATGGACGACCGAATTGACCGTATCCAGCTGGACATCCGGCAAGCGCATGACAAGGCCACGAAGTGCACTGCCAGCATGACCGGAATGCCCGGAGGATCCGGGCACGGAGACAAAATCGCATTTTGCGCCGAAGAAACAGACGAAAACGAGCGCAAGATGCAAGAGCTGCAATCCGAGCTAGAAGTTTTGCGGGTGGAAGCAAAGCGCAGAATCAAGTACATTGCAGGCACCAAAAGCAGTGACATGATGCAGGCATGCTTGTATGGCTACTACGTCCAGAACCAAAAGCAGATCGTCGTGGCCCGCTGTCTTGGTCTGCCAAACGAAAACCGCGTTTCTTTGTATGTGCGGGATGGATGCAAGCAGCTTGCGCAGATTTGGCATCAATTTATGTAATTTTCTTACATGTTGTCGTTATTGTTGTTACATGTGAGATGTGGTAAAATTGGTATAAGCGGAACCGCCGAAAGCGGTGAGACGCTTGCCACGCAGCCTCCGAAACGTGTCCCTTCTTGGCATTTTCCTCCTTTTCTGCTTGCAGGCACTGGGCTTTGCTCTCTCTTCACGTTTCGCGGGCTGCTTCTATGCGATACACTGACACAAAGGCAGCCTGCCGCTCATGAGAGACAGGAGGCGGTTCGATTCCGCCGTATCGCACCGTATGGCGCATGGACTAGACAACCCGCAAGGCCGCACGTGCAACCTCCCGTGCCAAGAAAAGGCCTTAGAATCCTTGCCAAGGTGTAGCTTTCCTGACAGGATGTGCGCCAACCAACAGCCCCGGCGGAGAACCGGAGCTGTTTTTATATGCCGCCTGAGCGCAGTTTGGAGCGCGGCGCGTGTGACGCGGCTGGTTCGATTCCAAGGGCGGCTTTTATACTCCGGTAGCTCAAGCGGTAGAGCAGCGGTCTCCAAAACCGCATGTTGCAGGTTCGAGTCCTGCCGGGAGTGCTTGCGTGCCCTAGAGCGGGCCGCGCAATAGCGGGGCATCCGGCCGCGAAAGTTCCAGATGCAGCAGCACCCACCGTTTTACGCCTGTCCGTCAAACTGAATGCACGGGTGCTGCTTATATGCCGTCATAGCTCAACTGGAAGAGCGCCGCCCATTTAAGGCGGGGCAACGTTGGTGACACCGCGGGAACATCACTGCACAGCCAACCACTGCGCAGTGATGTTCCGTGGGTGCTGGTTCAAATCCAGCTGGCGGCACATTCGATATTTTGACCGTTCGGATTTCCGGGCGGTTTTTCTTTTGCATGAGTTTAGAGAGGTGGTGGCGGTGGGCGCAAGGCGGCTGACAGATAAGCAAAAAAAGAAGATCGTTGCTGACTATGTGCAACTCCAAAGCTACCGCGCCGCTGCAAAGTTGAACGATGTTTCAGACGCGACGGTTAAGAAAGTCGTGAAGGAAGATCCGGAGAGTTCGCGTTTGTGTGCACAAAAAAAGCGGGAAAATTCGCAGGATATGCTTTCATACCTAGAGAGCAAGCGCGGGGAAGCACAGGATCTTCTTGGGCTGTACCTTCAGGCGATGGCAGACCCTGACAAAATCGCAGAAGCAACGCTGCCGCAGCTGTCCACGGCTTTTGGAACCATCGTGGACAAGTTTGCTATGCTGGGAGACCAGAGCAGCATAGAAGCCCCGGACGATGGCCTGCTTGAGGCCCTGAGCGCTGCCGCAGACATCAGCCCGCCGGATGACGTGGAGATGCTGCCAGAGGAAGAGGACGACCATGCGGAAAAGTAACGGTTTTCGCTGGAAAGCCCTCAGCCAGCGGCAAAAGCAGGTCTTGAGCTGGTGGACACCGCAGAGCGCATACAGCGGTTACAACGGCATCATTGCAGACGGCGCTATCCGCTCGGGTAAGACCTTTGCCATGAGCTTTTCGTTCGTCCAGTGGGCTATGACCTGCTACAGCGGCCAGCAGTTTGCCATGTGTGGCAAGACCATTGCCAGCTTCCGGCGCAACGTGCTTGGGACGCTCAAGCAGCAGCTTGCAGCCCGTGGCTACAACGTCAAGGAGCACCGCGCCGAAAACTGCATGACCGTCAGCAAGGGCGGCAAAGTTAACGAATTTTACTTTTTCGGCGGCAAGGACGAGAGCAGTCAGGATCTGATCCAGGGTATCACCCTTGCAGGGGCATTCTTTGACGAGGTGGCCCTGATGCCGCAGAGCTTCGTCAATCAGGCCACGGCCCGCTGTTCTGTCACCGGGTCGAAGTTTTGGTTCAACTGCAACCCGGGCAGCCCGCAGCATTGGTTTTATCTCGAATGGGTGCGGAAATGCCGTTCCCGCAAGATGATGTATCTCCATTTCACGATGGACGACAACCTGTCACTTTCCGAGGACATCAAGGCCAGATACCGCAGCCAGTACAGCGGCGTTTTCTATCAGCGCTACATTCTGGGCCTGTGGACGGTGGCCGAGGGCCTTGTATATGACATGTTCGACCGCAAGAAGCACGTTGTTGATGTGCTGCCGGCGCTGTCTCCAAAGAGTGCCTATGTGGCGTGCGACTTTGGCACCCAGAACGCAACGGTTTTTTTGCTGTTCCAGAAGCAGGCAGATGCAGACTGCTGGATCGTCACCCGGGAGTACTACTACAGCGGCCGGGAACAGAAGCGGCAAAAGACCGTGGGCGAGTACGTCACAGACCTCAAGGCGTGGCTGAATGGTCTCAAGCCGGAGAGGATCATCGTTGACCCCTCTGCCCTGCCCTTGATTACAGAGCTGCGCAAGAACGGCTTTACTCAGACCCCCGCAAACAACGATGTTCTGAGCGGCATTCTGGACGTGCAGACCATGCTGCAGACCGGGCGGCTGAAGATCTACAAAGACTGCAAGCACACGCTGGAAGAGTTTGGCGTGTACGCTTGGGACCCGGACAAAGACGACACCGTGCTGAAGGTCAACGACCACTGCATGGACGCTATCCGCTACTTCGTGCGCACAAAGCGCCTTGTGAAACTGAGGGATTGATTTTGAGCACTGTATACACATTCCAGACTTTTCAGCAGGCGCAAGCCGCCGGGGAACAGCCTGATTTCATCCGGCGGTTCGTGCAGCAGCACTGTACTTCCGGGCCGTACAAGATGGCGCTGGACGCCGACCTGTACGATGCCCAGAAAAACCCGGGGGCTGAACGCTTCGCGCAGGCTTACGCTTTGATGCTGGAGCGCCTATCCAAAAACACCAAGCAGGACACCCCACACCCCGATATGGTCAAGAGCAATCTGTTCCGGCGGCTTAACAAGCAGCGGGCAACCTACTCCCTCGGCAACGGCGTGGTCTTTGCAGACGATGGCGTGGACAAGGGCAAGCTTGGGCAGAACTTTGATGAGCAGATCCAGAAGGCCGGATATTTCGCCCTGATCCACGGTGAGAGCTTTGGCTTCTGGAACAACGACCATCTGGTGGTTTTCAAGCTGACCGAGTTTGCGCCCCTGTACGATGAAAAGACAAGCCTTTTGCAGGCGGGTGTGCGCTTCTGGCGGCTGAACCCGGACACGGATATGCACTATATCCTGTACGAGCTGGACGGCTTCACTGAGTACACAGAAAGCAAAATCGGCAATGTGATGCAGGAGACAACGCCGAAGCAGGCATACAAGAGCGTGACCGTCACTACACCCGGCGGCGGGCTGGAAAGCGTGGAGGGCGAAAACTACAGCGCTCTGCCCATTGTGCCGCTGTGGGGCTCCGACCTGCACCAGAGCACGCTTGTGGGCTTAAAAGCCTACATTGACAACACCGATTTGGTGATGTCCGGCTTCTGCAATGACCTGCAGGACTTTTCGCAGATCTACTGGCTGTGCGAGAACTTCAACGGCATGACCGATGACGAGTTGCAGGAGTTCCTCGTCAAGCTGAATCTGTACCACATTGCAGGCGCGGACACCAGCGAGGGCGGCAAGATCACACCCTACACCACCGAGATCCCTGTGACGGCCCGGCAGGCTCTGTTGGAACTGCTCCACACCCGGGTGTATGAGGATTTCGGCGGTCTGGATGTGCACTGTGTCAGCGCAGACAGCACCAACGACCATCTGGATGCAGCCTATGAACCGCTAAACCAGAACGCGGACGACTTCGAGGCGCAGGTCAAGCCGTTCATCCGGCAGATCTGCGCACTGGCTGGCTTTGACAACGCTATGCCGACATTCAACCGCAACAAGATCACCAACACGGCTGAGCAGGTCGCAACGGTGATTTCTGAGGCGCCGATCATCGGGCAGGACGTGGCCATTGACCTGCTGCCCAACCTGACCCCGGAACAGAAAGAGCAGGCCAAGGCCGCGCTGATGGCTGAGAGCGCAACGAGAGAGACCACGGACGACGAGGAGGATGAAGACGATGGCGAATCTTAAAATTCCGATGGAAGGGAAAATAGAAATCGAGCTGTCAGAAGAAGCAGAAAATGTTATGCAACGGTTCATTTCCGCTGTTGAGCTGCTGCAGGGAACGACTATTGATGTCACAAGGCCAAACGTGCGGATGGTCGGCATTGATGCGTTTGGACGACCGCAGTTTGAAAAGAGCGAAGAAATAAATGATTGACCGTGACCGCATCTCTACCCGCCAGCTGAACCGCCTGCGCCGCCGCATCCTCCGGGTGTACGGCACTGCCCGCCGGGAGATGCAGGAGCAGCTGACCGAGTTTTTAGCCAAGTACAAAGCGCTGGACGAGCGCAAGCGGGCGCAGCTGGATGCAGGCGAGATAACCGAGGACGATTACCGCATCTGGCTGCAAAATCAGGTCTTTCAGTCCGATTTGATGCACGTCAAGCTGGACGGCATCACGCAGACCTGCACCACAGCCCAAGAGACGGCCTACAAGCTGGCCCGGGACGAGCAATACAATATCTTTTCCTTTGGCGCAAACTGGGCTTTCTACGAGCTGGAACAGGCCGCAGGCGTGACGTTCGGGCTGACCCTGTACAACACTGAAGCGGTCAAGCTCCTGCTGAAGGAGAACCCCCGCGTGGTGCCCAACAAGCGCATCAAGAGCGAGAGCAACCGCACCTATGACGCCCGGGTCTTTAACCGCTACGTCATGCAGGGCATCGTGCAGGGCAAGAGCGTCCACGACATCGCCGTACAGGCCGTAAACGGCATGGCTGATACAGAGATCCACTGGGCCATGAACAACGCCGTTACGGCCCTTACCAGCGCCCAGAACGCCGGGGCATTGCAGCAAATGCACAACGCCCAGGCTTTGGGCATCGAGGTCAAAAAGCGCTGGAACTCCACCCACGACTACCGCACCCGTGAGATGCACCGCCTGCTTGACCAGCAGACGGCAGAGCTTGACGAGCCGTTCAAGGTCATGGGTTACGAGATTCAGCGGCCCGGAGACCCAAACGCAGCCCCGGAGATGGTCTACCACTGCCGCTGCGTGCTGTCCTCTGCGCTGGGCAAGTATCCCCGGCAGAACGCCATGCAGCGGGACAATGTGACCAAAGAAGTCACCCCCGTCATGGATTACACCGAGTGGTATAAATCCAAGGGCGGAAAGGAAAAAGAGCAAATGTGGTGGGCAGAAGAGCGCAAGAGAAAGGAGGCAGCTAACGATGGCAGCAGGTGAGACTTACGAAGAGTTCACGGAGAAGTTCAAGCCGAAAAAGACCACGGACGACTGCTACACACCGCCCAGCATTTACGCTGTCATCCGCGACTGGGCTTGCAAAGAGTACGGCATTGACCCGGCCAAAATCGTGAGGCCATTCTATCCCGGCGGAGATTATGAGCACTACGACTACCCGGAAGGTGCTGTGGTGCTGGATAACCCGCCGTTTTCCATTCTGTCTAAAATCTGCACGTTTTACCTTGATCGTGGAATCCCGTTTTTCCTGTTCGCTCCATCACTGACGGCCTTTTCCGGAAGAACAAATACCATGCGAATGAACCACATTATTTGCAATTGCGATATCGTGTATGAAAACGGTGCAATTGTAAGGACGAGTTTTGTGACAAGCTACGGCGGGGACGTTGTGGCGCAGACCGAACCAAGGCTGACGAAGCTTGTAAATGACGAGACAGAACGGCTGCGGAGAACGAAAACGGCACAACTCCCAAAGTATACATACCCAGACCACATTGTGACGGCCGCATTGCTTCAACGATACAGCAAGTACGGCGTGGATTTCAAAGTCCGCAAAAAGGACTGTGCCCCAATTTTTTCTCTGGACGCACAGCGCTCTACCAGGAAAGTCATATTTGGCGACGGGCTGATTTTGTCTGATCGCGCTGCGGCTGAGAGGGCTGCGGCTGAGAGGGCTGCGGCTGAGAGGGCTGCGGCCACAAAATGGGAGCTGTCCGCCCGGGAGCGTGCCATTGTGGAGTATCTGAACAGCCATGAAATTTGAATACGACATCAAATTCACCGACAACACCCCGCAGCTGCATGAGGCTCTGGATTCATGGGCAAAGCGGGTGCTGACCATCTGGGGCATGAAAGTGCAGGACTACGCCCAGCTGCTTGTGCCTACTGGCACGGCAGACAGTACGGGCATTGAGGGCTACGTGGGCGGCGCGCTCAAGCAGAGCCTGACCTTTGCCCTCAACCTTGCAAAAAAGACCGTGATCATCGGCAGCAACCTGTTTTACAGCGTTTATGTGGAGCTGGGCACGGGCGTCTTTGCCGAGAAGGGCAACGGACGCAAAACGCCGTGGGTCTGGAAAGACTTCAACGGCAAGTGGCACTTTACCCGGGGCATGGCCCCACGCCCGTTCCTCCGCCCGGCGGTGGAAAATCACATTGAAGAACTGCGAGAAATCGCGGTGGAGGAAGGAAACAAGGAGGCGTAATTCATGGATTTGGAGAAAATGTTCAAAACACCAAAAGAAAAGTTCCTGCCCGATGATGTGAAAACTGCGCACTGCGAGGCAGAAGACCTTTTCCTTGAGCTTGCAACGCAGCTTGACGCACTTCCTGAAAGCCGAGAAAAAAGTCTGTGCATGACAAAATTACAGGAAACGAAGTTTTGGGCGGTCGAATGTATCACCAAAGTTGCACGCAAAAACTAAATACTCAGCGGTTGGCGCACAGCGTCAGCCGCTTTTTTATGCCGTTTTCGCTCAATGGTAGAGCACCGGACTTTTAATCCGGGGGCCGTGGGTTCAAGCCCCACAAGCGGCACCACACCGGCAGCACGTCCGGCAAATTAAACCTTATTGCCAAGCATGGCAGCCCGAGCAAGGGCAGAAAGGACTATCACATGGCACTCGAACGCAAGACTCTCCGGGCGATTCTGGAAGATGAAACGACCGACACCAGCGGCAAGCTCAAGAAAATTCTGGACGTGCTGCATGAGGAAACGGACACTTTGCAGAACCAGCTCGATGAGAAGAACGCAGCCCTCGCCAAAGCCGAAAAGGACCGCGACGCAGCCAACGGCGGCAAGGAAGCCGCTGAAAAGGCGCTGACCGACTACAAGGCTCAGCAGACCCAGAAGGACACCCGGGCCACGAAAGCAGCGGCATACAAGCAGCTGCTGAAGGACAATGGTGTGCTGGAAAAGCACTTTGACCGCGTTGTAAAAATGACCGGCGCGGACATCGACGCTTTGGAGCTGGACGAGAACGGCAAGGTCAAGGACGCAAAGAAGTTCATGGACAGCCAGAAAGACGTGTGGGGCGACTTTGTGGCTACAACCACGACCACTGGCGCAAAGGTGGACACCCCGCCCACCAACACCGGCTCCAAAATGACCAAAGAGCAGATCATCAACATCAAAGACGCAAGCGAACGGCAGGCGGCCATTGCGGCCAACCCTGAAGCGTTCGGGCTTGCAGCAAAGGAGTAACACATGGCAGCACCCGAAAATCTTACCACTGCTTCCCAGATCACTACCTCTATTCGCGAGGTGGATTTTGTTACCCAGTTCCAGAAGAATTGGGACGCTCTGCGCACCATTCTGGGCATCATGCGCCCCATCCGCAAGGCACCCGGCACCAAGCTGGTCTCCTACAAGGCCACCGTTGACGGCGGCCTGCAGGGCGGCACCGCCGTGGGTGAAGGCGAAGACATCCCTCTGACCAAGACCAAGGTCGAGCCTGTGGCCTATGACGACATCGAGCTCGGCAAGTGGGCAAAGGCCGTTTCTATCGAAGCCGTCACCAAGTACGGCGCGACTGTGGCCGTGGAGCGCACCGATACTGCGTTCCGCAATGAGCTGCAGAAGAAAGTTCTGACCGACTTTTACACCTTCCTCAAGACCGGCAAGCTGGTGGGCACCCAGAAGACCTGGCAGCGTGCTCTGGCTATCGCAAAGGGCGCAGTCCTGAAGCGCTTTGCCAACGACAATCTGGATGTAACCGAGGTCGTGGGCTTTGCCAACATCATGGACTTTTACGACTACCTGGGCGACAAGGAGATCACCGTTCAGACCGAGTTCGGCCTGAACTACGTCAAGAACTTCCTCGGTTACAGCACCCTCTTCCTTCTGCCCGATGCTTACATCGAGCAGAAGAAGGTGATTGCCATTCCCGTGGAGAACATCGACCTGTACTACGTGGATCCCGCAGACCGGGACTATGCCACCATGGGCGCAAACTACACCGTCTCCGGTGAGACCAACCTGCTGGGCTACCATACCGAGTACAACTACAAGAACGCCACCACTACCAACTATGCCATCATGGGCATGAAGCTGTGGGCAGAGTATCTGGACGGCATCGCAGTCGTGACCGTCGGCACGTCCAACACCGAGCCCGCTGTGGCCGCCTCTGAATCCACCGGGAAAAAATAAGAGGTGACTTTGCATGACAGTCCCAGAGCTGTGCGTTTACACGCACAATTTTTTTGACCGGGCAGATGATCCAATTGCCGGGGAGTTCACTTTTGAGCCGGACACCGTGCCCGCCGGGGTAGTGCCGGGGCAGTATTTCCTCGTGTGCGGATCCATCTTCAATGACGGCGTGCACAAGGCCGGGGACGGCGATCTGAACGCCGAGACCTTCACCGGGACGGTGCAGCCTATGCGCGTGCCGCCTGACTTTGTGGCGTTGGCTGAAAAAATCGACGCATACGACAAGGCGCTCCCGGCCGGTGGCGTGTATGTGTCCCAGTCCTTTGCCGGGTGGTCCGGCACGATGGCCACAGGCGCGGACGGGCTGCCCGCCGACGGCAAGACCCGCTATAAATCCGAGATCAATCAGTGGAGGAAGATGTGACATGGTCAATCCGTTCACTGCATCCACCGTGATGCAGAGCTTTACCCAAAAATACCGCTTTCAGACCCGCAGCTATGAGCCGGACGGCGTGGGCGGCTTTGTGTCCGGCTGGCAGGACGGCCCCGAGTTTGAGGCCGTGGAGCGCCACGACACCACCGTGGAAGCTCAGGTGGCAGAGCAGGCAGACACGGCATCCACCTATACCCTGCTGGTTGGCACCGGTGTTCCGCTGGCTTTCCCGGACTACATCAAGCGGGTAAGTGATGGTCAGACCTTCCAGATCACCAGCGCAGCAGACGAAGCCAAGGCCCCGCCGGAATCCGGCATGGGACTGCGAGCCGTCAAGTGCAAAAAGGCGGTGCTGCCGTAATGGGGCCGTCTGAGAGCATCAACCGGGCGCTGAACACGTTTTTTAACGGCTTTGGCATCCCGGGCTATCTGGAAGATAACATCCCGCCTGCCGCTTCCCTGCCCTATCTGACCTACAAGCCCACCATCCCCGGCGGGTGGAACGAAACGGCATCCTTCCACGCCCGGCTGTGGTACCCCAGCAAGGGCGGCAGAGCCCCCATCCTGCAAACCGAGGATACGATCAGCGCGGCCATCCCAAGAGGTGGCTTAAAAATCGAGTGCGAGGGCGGCGCTATTCTTTTGGACAAAGACGATAAAGATTGGGCGCAGCCACTCAACAACACGCCTGAAGGGTATCTGTGCGAATACCTTATTTTTGAACTTACACGGCTTATACCGTGAGTAAAGGAGCAATATGGCTGAAACTTTAGCAAAGAAGTTTAACGTCAACGTTTTGACAGCGGAGGCTTTCAGGAGCATCCCCAAGGGCTCGGGCAACATTTTGTCCGATTTCTCGCTTGAGACCCCGAAAATCGATGAAACAAACGTCATTCACGCCACACAGGGCGGCGTGACTATCACCTATCAGAACTCCACCGAGGATACTCTTTCCGGAGTCGACAACGCCCCCACCAATACAAAGCAGGGCGTGGAAGTCACCGGAACCACCGCAACCATCTCTTACACGACCCCCAACGCAGACCCTAAGAGCATCCAGCTCGCTATTGGCACTGCGGACATCGACCCGGAAGACCCCACCCACGTGGTTGCACGCCTGAAAACCGCTTTGACGGATTTCAAGCCCATTTGGTGGGTCGGCCCCATGATCGGCGGCGGCTTTATCGCAGTCAAGCTCTATAATGCCATGTCCACCGGCGGCCTGAGCCTGAAATCTGAGCATCGCGGCGGCGGCTCGATGCAGATCACGCTGACCGCTTTTGCAGACCTCGAGAACCCCGAACAGGCCCCGATGGAGTTCTACTCTATCACAAAGGCCGCGTCCTGATGTAAGGAGGAAAGACATGAAGGAAATCATTGATCTGGAAGGCAAGGAGTACCTTGCAAAAACTTATAAGCTGGCAAAGGCATACAAGCAGTGCATCGTTGACACGGGCGCAGTGGCGGCGGCAACTCAGCCCGCGCCGCTGACTGGCAACGAAACCCCGGAGGAGAAGGCCAAAAAGATTGCAGAACAGGGCGCGAAAAATGCGGAAGAAATGATGCGCATGATCTACGAAGAGCACGCAGACATGACCGAAAAGGTCTTGCCGCTCTTTGTGGCGCTGGATAAGGACGAAGAGCTTCCGCCCACCAGAAAGCTGGCCGCAGCAATGTCCCGCGCGCTGTCCGATGACGATTTCATGGCTTTTTTGAGATCCTTGATGTGATCGGCGTGGAAGGATATAAACGGATGGTTTCGACCATTCGTCTGGATTTGCTGGAACTTTTCGGCAAGTCCTATATCCTCGACCACATCAAAAAAGAAATCAGAAACCACGATGAAGTTCAATTCTACCGCGATTGCGTAGCAGATGCCGTTGGCGGTCTTGCGGGAGCTGACGCTCTTTATTCCTACGTTGCTTCGTATACATTCCCGCTTTATGTAAAGCAGATCGACAAGCGGTCTGCGGCAGAGATCACGGAAGAAAACAGAAAGGCTCTTGAAGAGCTGTGCGGCGGGGGTGATGGAACCTGAAACTTTTTGAATTGAGCGCCACCCTCGGGCTGGACGACAGCGCCTACCGGCAGGGCATCCAGAATGTGCAATCCGAAACGAAAAAAACCGTTTCTTCGCTGTCAGGAGAGTACAGCAAGGCCGCAAAGGCCGTAGTGGAGCTGACCAGACGTTACAACGAATCGGTGGGCAAGACCGGCAAAGCGTCCTCTGAGACCAAAAATCTCAAGACCATGTTGGCACAGGCAGAAGCGCAGCTCAGGGCTACCACGACCGCGCTGAAAGCCGCAAACAACGGCATGGAGGGCTTTGCCAGCTCCACGGATAAAGCGTCCAGCAAATCTCTGGCCAGTGCTATTACGCAAGGCACGGTCATGGCGGGCATTTTCTCGAAGCTCGGCTCCGCTGCACTCAGTGCCGCAGAGGGGTTCATCTCTTCCGGCATCGAGTACAACGCCCAGATCGAGAAATACACCACCGGCTTTACCAATATGCTGGGCAGCGCGGAAGCGGCGCAGCAGGTCATGAGCCAGATCCAGGAAGACGCGGCAAAAACTCCTTTTGATGTCGAGTCCCTGACAAAGGCGAACCAGTACCTAATCTCTGCAGGCGAGAATGCTTCCTATGCCCGCAATACCATCATGGCGCTGGGCGACGCGGTCTCTGCGACCGGCGGCGGCAACGACGAGTTGAACCGCATGTCCCAGAACCTGCAGCAGATCGCCAACACCGGCAAGGCTACAACGGCCGACATCAAACAGTTTGCTTATGCCGGCATCGACGTGTACGGCATTCTGGCCGACTACACAGGCAAGTCCACCACAGAAGTGCAGAACATGACCATCAGTTATGATCTGCTGACGCAGGCCCTGCAGGCCGCATCCGAAGAGGGCGGGCGTTACTACAACAGCATGGACACCCAGAGTCAGACCATGAATGGCCGCGTGTCTACCCTGCAGGACAATGTGAAGCAGCTGGCGGGATTGCTGACCGGCGATTTATCCAGCGGCGTCGGCGTTGTAATCGGCAATCTGAACGACATGCTCGTCGCAGCACAGGAAGCTTACAAAACGGATGGCTGGATTGGTCTCGCAGGCGCGATCACCGGCCTGACGGAGCCTATCAACACGGCAAAAAACGCTTTCAAGGACTTTGCGAACAAAGCCACCACATGGCTGGATCAGCTGAGCTATAAGCTTAACCGCTTTCTCGGAAAAGCTGCCACGGCTGACTTTGACACTTACGAAGAGTACGCGGATGCAAATAACCGGCAGAGCAACAAAAACCGTTTACGGCAAAATGCTCTGAAAGGCGTTGGCATCAGCAACAAAAGCTGGTCTGAACGTCAGGCGGAGCTGGCGGCAGCCAGCGGCAACGGCGGCAGCTCCATTACAACCAGCCCGTCTGGTTCTTCAACTAAAAAAAGATCCGGCTCCAAGTCCACCACCGAAACGGTCATTTCGTCCATCTCCAGCACGGCTACGACCACCGCACAGAATGCGCTGGGCACTGTGACCACCAGCATCCAGACCCTTACCGAGAAGGTCAAGGACAGCTCCGGCAAGATCAAAGACCGCATTACCGAGACCACCACCACGACCGGCAAGGAGATGGTGAACGGTGTTGCCACGACCTTTAAGCAGGTTGAGACCAAAGTCAACGGCACGGTCACAAAGGTCACAAAGACCTATGACGACATGTCAAAAACGCTGCTGGGCACCTTTACCAACGTCTCGGAAACCACCTTTAACGGCATCACCACAAAAGTGCAGCAGGCGGTGGAGAAGTACGCGGACGGCAGCGAGCATATCAAGAAGACCGTCACAGAGACCGGCCAGCGCATCGGCGAGAACGGCGCGGAGACCTACGAGAAGATCATCACCTACATCGACGGCGTTCAAGATAAGGTGACGGAGACCTCCAACCTCATTGACAAAAGCGTGAAGGGTACCCAGAGCCGCATTGACCAGCAGCTAAGCGAGGCTTCCGGCCAGCTGGATAAGGGCATTTTCGGGCTGGTAAAGAACACTTTCAAAGACGCCAAAAACGGCGACTGGGCAAGTCTTGGGCTAGATTTTGTCAATCTGATCTGGGGCGAGGTGTCACAGGAGCAGCGTGACGTGATCTCTAAGTGGCTTGCGGACGCGGCGACTGCAGTCAATGAGGGCTATTCGGGCGGTGGAATCGGCAAGGCATTTGATATCTTCCAGAAGCTTTTTTCTGACGGCGGGGTAAAATCCGATATCGACGGTGTGACCAATTCGGTCAAGGCTTTTGGTGAGATTGTCAACGGCCTTGCAGGCTCCGGCGGCGTGGGCGGCGCTCTGGGCAGCATCGTGCAGGACTTTTCCGGCATGGCAGGCGGCATCACCTCTGCACTGGGCAGCATCGTGTCCTTTGTGGCATCGAACCCCGTCCTTGCCCTGATTCTGGGCGTGGGCGCAGTCGCTGGCGGCATCGGCATTGCCGCGTGGATGAACAAGAAGAACGACACCGCCGTCAGCCACTACCAGAGCCCCTTTGACAAGACCGGCGTGTATGACAGTCTGGGCACTTTCTCCACCCGTGCGGCCCTGCAGTACCGCGTCACCGGTCAGCAGTCCATTGTTGACCGGCAGACCAGCATTCTGGAACGCATTGAAGGGATGCTGGACGAGCATCTGCCGGACATCGGTAAGGGTCAGGTGGTCATGGATTCCGGTGAGCTGGTGGGCGTGCTGTCGCCCCGCATGGCGACCAACGTCGATGCACGCATCGGCGTGACTGTGACACGGAAAGCGAGGGGTGTGTAATGGCAAAGCTTCTGGGCGCAAAAATCGGGGACTACCACACCCTGAACGACTGGGGGCTGTATCTCAAGGTGGGCAGCCCCAAGATCGGCGCTGCCGAGGTGGATGAGTACCTTGTACAGGTCACCGGATCGGACGCTTTGCTCAACCTTACCACATGGGATAACGGCAAGGTGCACTATAAAAAGCGCACCATCACCATGGAGCTGCTCTGCAATGCCCCGAAAAGCAAGTGGCCCAGCATCGAAAGCACCATCGCCAACGCCATCCACGGCAAGTGGCTGCGGTGTAAGTTCGACGAGGATCCCGCGTGGTACTGGGAGGGGCTGTGGAAGGTCACACCATCCCGCGACCGGCTTTCCAGCACCTTTACCATCACCGGCACCTGCAACCCCTTCAAGCGTAGCATCTACGATGGCTCCAGCGATTGGCTGTGGGATGACTTCAACTTTGAAACGGACATTGTGCGCAACTACACGAATATCCCGCTCAAGGCGGGCGAGGACAAAGAGGTGTCCATCACCGGCGCACCGCGTGCGGCTGGCATCTACTTCCAGCGCAGCGAGACCGCCGCAGACATCGCGGTGTCTCTCAACGGCTTTGAGGTAGGAATTCTGGCCAAGTCCACCGACTGGCAGTATATCGAGGGCCTTACCATGCCGGACGGTGTGGTGGGCACCCTTGTTTTCTCTGCGTCTGCGGACTGCAGCATCAGCATCAAGTATCTGGGGGCGAGCCTATGAGTTACAAGATCTATGCCGGTACACAGTCCGGTGTTGACACGTGGGTGGACAAAGCCTGCATCTACGACCCCGGGGACATCACCGACACCAAAAAGCTCATCAGCCCCACACTGACCCGCGAGGTGGGCAAGGCTGGCTCTCTGGAATTTACTCTGCCGCTGGGCAACGTCGCACACTCCGCGCTCCAAAAGCTCATGACGGTGGTGGAGGTGCAGCAGGACGGCAAGCAGATCTGGCAGGGCCGCGTCATGAGCCACGAGCAGGATTTTCGGGTGCGCCAGAAAGTCTACTGCGAGGGCGAAATGGCCTACCTCAACGACTCTGGCGCTGCGCCTTACAGCGCCAGAAACGTGAGCTTTTCGCAGTTTCTGGAGTGGGTCTGTACCAACCACAACGCGCAGGTGGACGCATACAAGGCTTTCACCCCCGGCAAGGTGCAGATGGACACCCCTATGATCGTGCCCTACATTGACGGGCTCAAGGTGGTGAAGTCCGGCTATCACTATGACGACGATGACGACTATATCCAGCACTACACGATCTATAACCCCATCAACGGCGCGGTGCTGTGGAGCGAAGAGGTCGAGCAGTTGAGCGTCGACTCGCAGATGAAAGCTTCCTGCCTGAGCTGGGAGCTCAACGCAGAACGCATGTCTGGTGGCTATGTACTCTCCCGCATCGGTGAAAACAATTTCCGCGTCCGGTACCCCGTGGCCTACGCGGACGGCAAGACGTGGAATGCAAACGTCAGCGTTGCAAAAGCATACGTCTCCTGCCCGATCAGTAACAAGGACTTTGGCACATACTCCATCTACGACATCACAAAGGCGTCCGAGTCCAGCACCTACAAGATCACCGAAAAAGGCGGCTCGTACAGTCTTGCGATCAACGGCGAGGTTGACAGCCGCTTTGCTTTTGACACCAAAGAACCCACCTACAGCTTCGGAGATGGCAAAAATTACGGCAAGACGCTGGACATTTTGCAAAGTGAGCTCACGGACAAGTACGGCGGCTATTTTGTGATCCGCCATGGGTCGGTAAATCTCCCGTTTTTGGGGCAGCAGAATTATCGCTGTCTGGACTACATGCAGAAGATCACGGACAAGAACCCCCAGACCATCGCCTTTGGGGTCAACATGCTGGATTTGACCAGCTACACCAAAGCTGAGGACATCTGCACGCGGGTCATCGCTTTTGGCACAAAAACCGAAAAAACGTGGCCTTTTGTGGATATCCAGAGCATCATCTCCCAAACAGTCAATGACGTCAAGGCGCAAAAGATTTACGGCATCATCACCAAGGTGATCCATGTCGAGGGCAATTACAACAGCCCACAGTCTTTGCTGGACGCTGCAGAGGAAGAGCTGGCAAAAAATCTGCGGTACCTGAACGGAATGACCGTGAAGGCTGTGGATCTGAAAGACGCGGGCATTGACATCAACCGCCTTGCCATTGGCAAGCAGACGCATATCTTTTCGGCGGCCCACGGCGTGGATACGTGGCTGCTGTGCTCCAAGCTGGTGGAGCCGCTGGATGCACCGGATAAAAAAGAGTTTACCTTTGGCACCGAGTTTTCCAGCCTCAGCGATCTGCAGTCCCTGACTGCCCGCAAGGCGTCTGATGCTTACGACCTGAGCCGGGCGCTCAAGGGCTGAGAAAGGAGAAATTTATGGACAAGACCTTTGACGAAGCAATCGCGGGGATTCGCACAGCAGAGCGCGGTGTGGAAGTCCGCGAGGACATCGCACAGGGCATGGAGTACGTCAAGCAGTGCGCCGAGGAAGTGACAGGCCAGCAACAGGCCGCTTTGCAGGCCGCTCAGACCGCCACCGGAGCAGCCAGCGCCGCGACGGAAAAGGCGGCAGCAGCTGCAGAGAGCGAAAGCGTGGCCCAGACTGCCGCCACCAGCGCAACCAAAAGCGCACAGTCAGCGTCGGCAGACGCAAAGAGCGCGGGAGGCTCTGCCGCTTCTGCCAAAGCTGAAGCGGACAGAGCTGCGGCCATTGTGAGCACCGATGAGACGCTGAGCGTCAAGGGAGCCCCGGCTGACGGAAAGGCTACCGGCGATGCAGTGAAAGGCCTGATAAGCGTAGACGCTGCAAAGGCCTTGATTGCGGATGCTCTGGCAGAAGACCATGCGAAAATCAAATTTTGGATTTCGGTAGATTCCACCAGCCCCGCTGCGCTGTTCGGCGGCAGCTGGGAAGAGATCGCGTCCGAGCGGGTGCTGATGGGTGCGTCCAGCACCCACGCAGCAGGCACTACTGTTGAGGCCGGTCTGCCCAACATCACGGGCACGTTATCTGAGGTAATGGGCAGCATTTATGCTTATCCATCTGGCAGCGGTGCGTTTTCTGTCAAAGACATAGGCAGGTCACTCGAGAACGGGTCTAGCGGAAATTATGGCAATATATTTTTTGACGCGTCCAAGTCCAACGCCATTTATGGCCGCAGCAGCACCGTGCAGCCCGCCGCCTACTATGTGCACATCTGGCACCGCGTGGCCTGAGAAAGGAGGTTTTGAACCATGAAGATCATTGACGAGACCGGCGTGGTCGTGGAAAACCCCGACCTGACCCTTGGCTATCTGACCACCAGCACCGAAGAGATCACCCACCCCGCCGTAGAGGGCGTGGAGGAGCAGTGGCACTGGGAGACCGTGACTGAGTACCCCAACGGCGGCAGGGACGTACAGAAAATCATCGACCGTCCCGGCGTTCAGGCACAGGAAGAATGGGTGGAACAGGTGCCCATCCAGAAGTACATCCGCTACACCGCCGAAGAGCTGGCTGCGCAGGAAGAGGCGCGCAAAAAGGCCGAAGAGCGGGAGAAGCTGCCGGAGACGGTGGCGGCACTGCAGGAAGAAGACAAAAGGCTCAGGCAATGCTTGCTTGAAATGAGCGAGATTGTTTATGCATAAAATCACACAAAAATTAGAAAGGATGGTACGTATGATGGCGATGTTGTGGGCACAGGAAATTATGTCTGCTGAGACTGTGGAGGAGGCAAAGGCACTGTATAAGCGCTGCCCCCGCCTGCTGAAGGAGAAGGTCAAGGCGATTCTTATCAAGAGCGGCTTTGAGGAAATCACGCAGTAAGGAGGACACTATGGCTGAAATCATGGATGTGTCCCGGCATCAGGGCACGATCAACTGGGACAAGGTAAAGGCGAGCGGCAAGGTGGACGGCGTGATGATTCGCGCCATGGGCAACAGCAAGGATGGCAGGCCCAGTGCCCCCTACACTGACCCGCAGTTTGCCCGCAATTACAGCGAGTGCAAGCGGCTGGGCATCCCCTGCGGCGTCTACGGCTATTTCAAGGCAATCAACCGGGAACAGGCCGACAAGGAGCTGGCCTACTTCAAGAAGCTGCTCACCGGCCGGAGCTTTGAGCTACCGGTGGCCGTGGACATCGAGGACGAGGTGCAGCAGCCGCTGGGCAAGGCCGCGCTGACCGACCTGACAGCTTACATGCTGAGCACGGTGGAAAGCTGGGGCGTGTACGCTCTGCTTTACACCGGCCTGTGGTTCGGCAACACCTTCCTGTACATGGGCGGCGCTGCCCTGAAACCCTACGACGTGTGGCTGGCGAGATACCCCAAAGACCAGCGCAAGACCAAGCCTGAGGATAAGCCCAAAACGACGTTTGCCTTTGGCATGTGGCAGTATACCAGCACGGCACATATCCCGGGCGTTGTGGATGCCATTCCGGGCAAAGCCACCAACGTGGACATGTCCCACGCATACAAGGACTATGCGGGCATCATCAGCAAGAAGGGTCTGACCCGTCTCCGGGAGGGTAAATGACCGAAAAAGAAGCTTTACTGTGGGTGCTGGGCATCTTGGGCAGCCTGTGCGCTGCGGCCATCACCATCGACAAGGTGCTGGACATCATCCACAAATACATCAAAAAGGCGCAGGCCCCCGACGATGCGCAGAACAAGCGGCTTGACGAGATGGACAAGCGCTTGCAAACGCTAGAAACAGGCTATGCGCAACATTCTTTGGCGCTTGGGCGCGATTTGTCCCGCTTCGTGGAAATCGACGAAGTAAACCGCCTGACGCTTGAAGCCGTTCGTGCCCTGCTGGAAGCACAGCTGACCGGAAACAACGTGCCCGCTATGCAGGCCAGCAAGGAAAAAATCGATAATTACCTCATGGAAGGAGTAACAAAACATGGAAGCAATGCTTAACTTTATCCCCGCACCCATCGCACTGGTACTGTTGTTCATCGGCTTTGCCGCGCTGGCCGTTGGTGCCATCCGGCTGGGTTACAAGCAGTACGTCAAGCAGTGGGCGCTGGAGCTCGTGACCATCGCCGAGGACAGCATCATGGGCAGCGGTCAGGGCGCAAAGAAAAAGGCACAGGTCTTTGCCGCGCTGCGCGGCGCACTGCCGGATTGGCTGAAGCCTTTTATCACCGATGAAGTGCTGGACAGCGTGATTGAAAAGGCCGTCAGCATGATGAAAAAGGCACTGGCAGAAAAGAAACCCACCATCAACAAGGAGTAATTTATGATCGAGCAAAGCGTATCTCTCGCATCCAATGGCGTCGTCAAAGTGCCGGGCTATGAGCAGCTGGTGCGCTTTGGCTACACCAAGAACCGGGGCGTGTACCGCCTTGCCGTCACCGCTTCCGGCGAGTGGGAAGGGCTGGCTATCCGCTGCTTCTGGCACGTGCCGGACGGCAAAGACCCGGCATCCTCGCTGGTGGAGGACGGCTATGTGGACGTGCCCGCCAGCGTGACCGCACAGCCCGGCAATGGCTGCATCACCTTTGAGGGCAGCGACGGCACTAAGACCGTCACCAGCGCAGACTTGCAGTATCGTGTCAGCGCCAACAGCGGCACGGAGGTTGTGGACACGGCCCGGGACGAGGCTCTCCAGCAGGTGGAAACCTCTACAGAAGCCGCTGAGACCGCCACCAGTGCGGGCAATGCCAGCCAGAGCGCTCAGGAAGCCGCTGGCAGCCTGCAGGAGCTGAAGGACGGCATTGCCGCTGGTGACTTCAAAGGCGAGCCAGGCAATGACGGTAAATCCCCAGTTGTGACTGTAACTGACATCGAAAATGGCCATCGTGTCAGCATCACTGACAAAGACGGTACAAAAACAATCGATGTCTTAAATGGGCAAACTGGCAAAACCGGTGCAACGCCTGTTCTGACGATTGGTACGGTGTCCAGCGGAGACAAGCCTTCCGCCGACATTACCGGCACACCTGAAAATCCGGTGCTTAACCTGAGGCTGCAACCCGGGCCTCAAGGCCCTGCCGTAGCACTGGACACCACCCTCACCCACGAGGGCGAAGCCGCTGACGCAAAAGCCACAGGCGACGCGATCAGCGCAGTAAAGGTGAGGCAGAACGTCCTCACAGGCAGTGAGATAGGCAACCCGCTCAGCGTTGACGACGCTTTCCCTGCGCCCCTGTGCGGCCTGACCGTGTACGGTCGGAGCACGCAGGCCGGCACACCCACACCGGATGCCCCTGTGCCTATCGTGAGCGCTGGTGACGGCGGGAGCGTGGCGGTGACCTTGAGCGATGGAAACGGCAAAACGCAAACTCTCACCTTGCCCACCCCCAACGGGTTGCCCGGCATCCCTGTCACCTCTGGCGGCAACTACACTGACAGCACAGGCCAACAGTGGGTATGCGACGAGGTGGACTTGACGCGTGGCGTGCGGGTGCAGAGGGTGAACGCTGTAGACTTGTCAACCTGTAAGATCACAGGTACCACTGAGCTTGCGGTAACAAAACGACTTTCGATTATGTTACCGATACGTGGTCGCGATTATAAAACAGAAGCCCTATGCAATAAATTGCGATTTTTCGTTTCGTTTACCCAAGATTCCCCGCATTTTTATGTGGACACAGGCAATGCGCAGGTTTTTATTCCAATTGGCGCTAAAAACCCGGAAGAAGGCGAATACATTTTACTCTACGTTCTCGCCACCCCAATCGAAACCCCGCTCACCCCTGCTGAACTCACCGCCTACAAAGCCATTTCAACTTACGGCCCTGACACGGTGGTGCAGGCTGGTGACGGCGCAGGCATAAAGCTGGACTACCAGCGGGACGTAAATCTCGTCGTCAAAAATCTTGAGGACGCCATTGCGTCCATGACTACCACATAAGGAGGTACACATGGCTATCAAAAGTAAAGCCCGCCACGACCTGACCCTGCGCTCCATCAAGCGGGAAATCGCCGCAGGGCGTGATGTGGCATACTGGCTGGACAGGACGTATGTCCATTTGGACAGCGGCCTGCTGACGGAGGACGACATCGGAGAGGTGGAAGCTCTGGCGCAGGCGTACTACGACGCGCTGGATGCTGAGGACAAGGCGAACGCTGAGGAAATCACACTGTAAGGAGACAAAAAATGTTTCATTATCACTACATCAAAGTCATTGCTGATTCTGAAAACATGAGTTTGGAAGAAATCGTTTCTGTTCTGCAAAAATACTTTGCAAAACAGAACGATGGTTTTTACCTCGAAATCGACTTGGATAATCATGCCGCTGATTTCGATGGCAGCGGAAAATGGCTCATGCGGTTGGAAGGAAATATTTTGTGGATAAATGGCGAATACGTTGCGCTCAGCGGTGTGCAACAAAACAACCCGGACGATAGCGTTATCGTCAAAATTTCCGCAATTCGTTATCTCATTGTTCACAATAAGGAGTGATATCATGGCAAGCACTACATACGAGCATCCACCGCATCGAGGATTACTGTGAGGGCGGCGAGTACAGCCGTACAGGCGAGTGGGAAGCCGATATGCGCGGGACTTTTGGCCACGATGCCGGGAACGGTTACAACCGGGGCAACAGCTACGCCAACCGTGGCCGTCACTATGTGCGCGGGCACTACTCCCGCACGGATGGCCGTGAGCGCATGATCTCCGACATCGAGGACATGATGCAGGAAGCCACCGGTGCAGAGCGAGACGCTTACAAACGCGCGGCAGACATTCTGAGGAACGCATAAGAGAGGAGGACGGCAGGCATGGATATTGACGAGATCAATGAGCACATCCGCAAGCTCAAGTGCGAGGAAACCAGCTGGCAGAGTGTCAACAAACTTGCCGCCCTCTGCACTGTGCGGGACGAGCTGGAAAAAGCACACGCGCCTGAAACGCAGACCCAGGCATTGCCGCCTACGGATTACCGGGCGGCGTACTCCACAGCAGCGGAACCACAAAGCGACTTTGTGGCGGCTGCCAGCTCTGTTCCTTTCGTCGGTCTGATGCAGGTGTTTGACGAGCACATGAAGGCAATAAAGCTGGTGTACCCGAAAGAGTATGAGCTAGTAATGCGGAAGATAAGCGACTTGTAAAAAGACATAAAATGTGCTATTTTTACATAAGCTTTAGCGTTTGGGCACGAGACGCATAGTCTAACAATAAGCCAACAAATCAATAATTATTTACATTAATACGTCAAATAAACTTGATTTGTAATCAGTGGGTTGCAGGTTCAACTCCTGTCACCAGCTCCAAGAAAGATCCTGCGATATACCGTTAGAATAGCGGCGTGTATCGTGGGATTTTTGCTTTTCTATGCGCTGCGAAACGCCCGGAAAGTGCGACAGATTGGCAGGTTCGTCTCTGTCGGCACAGCAGCTCCCCACAAGAAAATCCCACCAGAAACGGCGAAGATCGTCATCTGGTGGGATTTTTTATGTCATTGTGCCGCTGCGCGGCACGCACTTTCAGCCCTTCGGCAAAGACGGGCATACCCGGCTCTT